CATGCATCCAATAAACACATCCTTTTCCCTTTACTGTAAACATGCACTGCATATCTTCATTTTCTCCTTTCTGCTCTGCTGTTGCGACTTGAGTTCCATTCATCAGTTCGCTGCTACGTTTAATAAAATACGTTTTTGTCGCTGTCGCCCCACCGTGAATCTCCACTGATCTGTGCGGACAAGCAGTGGCAAACACCTCCTGATGTAACATAATCGTGCTTGCACTTGGTGTAATTCCATACTGCTTGCACTTCTGTGCTGCCAACTGTAATGCTTTTTCCTCATTCGCTTTAAATACATTCAGATCGCCCATACTCTGGCAGACTTCTATTCCCAAGAAATTAAGATTTCCATTCGAATTTCCGCAATGCCAAGCACAGTTTGAATCATCCTCTGCTTGCAGAATTCCATCACTGCAAACATAATAATGCGCAAATCCATTCTCCAAGTTCGCTCTCTGCAAGTAGTTTTTATAGTATTCCGATGTTGCGTTCTGGCTGTCTGCCCCGTTGTGGATAAAAATACCGACAGGATTCATCCCTCTCCTGCCGGCAATTCCTCTACAGATACTCATTCTTTCTCTTCCTCCTGTTCTTCTGCCTCGAATGCCTTTTCCAGTTCCTCTACGGATACTCTGCCAAATTCGTTCTGTTCGCTCATGTTCTCACCTCCTGCCGTGCGACATCGCACAATAAAAGAGAGCCTGTTTCCAAGCTCTCCAGAATCTATTTATATGTAAGTGCCCTCTCCGAATCTCCTGTTCCCGGTGTTGTTGGATCTACCACTACACCAAGGATTGCCAGCACTGCAAAGAGCGCATTGATTACGGTTAATAGCTTGTCTCCAAGGTTTCCGAGATCGATTGTAAACCCAAACACTGCCGCAATTGCCTGTACAAGCAGTAAGATTGCTGGGATCAGTGCCGCCCAGAATGCCTTGTTTTTAATTCTTACAATCCAATTAATCTTCTTCATTTTTCATTCTCCTTTACAAATACATTGCTGCTATTCCACCAATCACAGCTCCAATAAGAGCGGTTACAACTCCATCCCATCTCTTGGCCGGAGTCTGCTCGAGATGCGTCACCTTTGCAGTGAGCTGCACAAGGGTCTGGTTCATAAATCCAACCTCCTTGGTCAACCCAACCATTTCCTGTGCCAGTTGGTGCACCACATTAACAACGTCCTCCGCTTCTTTCATCCGATGTTTTAATGAGCCGATTTCTTTTCCGTGCTCTGCAAGTTTTACTTCTACTTCATTTTCTGTCATGTCTTTCCTCCGGTTTTTAAAGTATAAAAATAAGACCTGTGCGGTCTTGCTCTTATTTCCATATTCTCCACCCGTAAAATGTCTAAACAGTCGGTACTTCTGCGTAAGTTGTCTCCGCCAGAAGTGTCAGAGTTGCGTATTCTTCCTCGCTGATGCGGTTCATAGCGAAATAGATATCCAGTTTTGCAACTGCTTCATCCTTTGTGTTGTAAAACTTCTTTTCGATTAGATTTGTCATTAATTTTACGATTACTGTGTTATTCATGTTTCATTTCCTCCGCGTTTTCTAAAATGTTATTTGTGTCGTTTTCTATCATCGCTGCCTGTGTCTCCATAGGCATTAAAGATAGCAGATTTGCCGTATTTAATCGATATTGTCTTATAATGCTCGCCACTTTAGCAGATACTTTGTTATCGATGTAGTTCTTGGTGTCTGCTGTGTAGGTCACTTTGATATCTGGGTCAAGCTCCCCTCCATCTGCTGTGATGACTGTGGTAGGGTAGTAGGTTTTTAATGCTCGGATTGCGTTTTGCTCGGATTGTTGGATGGGGACGAATTCGGTAGACTCTGTTGGGTAAGTTAAGCACATGGGTTTTCCAGATTTATTCTTTTCTCTTAGCCACGTTTTAAATGTTTCCACCGTATAATCTTTTGACATTCCGAACAGTAGGAAATTATTCGATGGATTACCGTGCGTGCAGAATTTTCCATCTCTGTTGTTCGCAAGCTCTCTTTCCCACAACGCATAATTGCTGTAAGCTCCGATGTTCTGAGCAACGTTGTGTGTTTTAATCCCAGGAAGGCAATTGTAGCGGACAAACCATACCGACATATCGGTTTCCGTGCGCATCATCCATGATTCATCTCCCGTAAAAATTACATCTCGTGTTCCGTACAACCACCCAATCTGCCCACCCTGCTCTACCAGTCTGTCCCACTTGGTTATTGGGCGGTCGGATGTGAGGGTGATGGTTTGTTCTTTGTATGGATCGTATCCTGCATCTTGTCCTCCCACGCTTAAACGAGTGACGCTTAAATCTAAATAACAATCTATACTAAAGTTGTGTGCACCAGAAAAATAATCAATCGTTTTTCCATTATCGCTTACAAATGTTTTTAATTCCCCGTGTCTAAATCGCATCTGTTTCATAGATCCATCCGTGTATACGATTACCATATCTGAGATATTTGATTCTTTCGATGCGGATCTTAATATGCGGAGCGTGAATGCGTACTGTTGTCCATTCTCAAATTTTCCTTTGTATTTGAAATTGTAAGGATTATCAATATACTTGTAGCATTCTACGCCGTTAAACTCAACAACTTCTCCGCCTTCAAGCAGACGCTTATCAAACAAATTCTTCCCAGTAATTTTCACATCCACTTCATACTTCCTTGTTTCCTCATTCCACTTACCAACATTTTTAATTTCCTGTGGATATTCTGGGCTTGGTGATGGTTTACCTCCTGTGTAGGGTTCGTAAGGAGTGGCAGTAGTTCCTGTTTCTAATTGGATATCATAAACGTATCTCTGTTCCGCATTTGGATTCTGACCACTTGTAAATTCCACACTAATTACCGCAGGCTCACTTAACTTGATATTATATCCATAGTCATTTTCTCCACCATTCGTATGCAAGACAGTTTCTCCGTTCCGTATAGTAATGGAAGAATATTTTTTCCGCTTAAACGATATTCTGTAATCACCACTATCCAATTTAATCTCATACGTAATTTTTGCGAGATTTTGAATAAACGATATTTGATTGTTGTTGATAATTTCGCATCCATTCATGTCACGGTATGTTTTTGTATCAAACAAATTCTTCCCACTCGTCTGCACCTGCTCCGTCTTTCCACCAAGCTCCAACCTCTTATTTACTCTTTCTGCACTGTCTGGTATCGCAAGGGGGCTTTCTCCGCTCATGGTATTTATGATTGCAATACCGTCTCCACCGCCACTAGCGACTTCTTCAGGCACTACATTACCATCTTCGCCAATCACAAGGACTTTGCCCTTGTTCTCGATTCCCTGCTGTTTATTCAGCTTAGTTTCCATCTGCGTTGCAAAGTTTTCCGGAATAGACTGCAATACCTCTGCGCCTTTATCCTGTACTTCCTTGATCTGCTTCGCTCCCTCTGCGGAAACATTGCCAGTCTGCTTAGTACCCTCTGCCTGTACTGCCTGTACGGCTTCGGTTTTTGCTATTTCCACGGCTTCTGTGGCTGTTGTCTTGGCATTATCCACGCTCTCAACTGCTTGCGTCCCTGCGCCCTCTACGGCTGTCTTATGAGATATTCCAGTTCGTGCGATTTCATCCACCGCTGTCTGTTTGGCTTGATTGACCGCTTGTACGCCTACTTGTGCAGATTCTGGTATCGCATTGCTTAGCTGCTCTACGCTCTGTTTTGCTTCTTCCACGGCTGCTCTATCGGCTCTTACCGCTTTCTGTACTTCGTCTACGTCTATTTTTGCTTGATTGACTGCTGTTCTATCCTCTGCCGTCTTCCCTGCCGCTGTTTCGGCCTGTGCTTTAGCTTTTTCTGCTGCTGTCGCTGATGTCCCGGCTTGCGTAGCGGATTCTTGTGCTTTGTTGCTTAACTCCTCAACCTTTTTGACCTGTTCAGAAATATCGGTGACCGTCTCTACCATCTTAGCCACTTCTACTCTGTCCTGCGCTGTCTGTTCAGCATCCAGTCCTGCTTTTTGAGCGGCTTCTTGCGCGGTCTGCCTTGCCTTTTCTGCCCTGTCTGCGGCGGTATTAACTGCTTCGATAGCTTGGCCAAACAATTCTTTATCTTCCGGCCTATCGTAGGCTTCCGGCTTTGCCCGCTTGGTGACGAGCATGTCAATCTGGTACTCCGTGTTGCCAGATTCCGCATCTCTAAGATATATATAGGCTACAAGGTTGTTACCGGTCTCGATTAGAGAGTCCGGGATTACCACATCAGTTACGCCGTCCTTGGTTGTGCCGATTCTTGCAATGGACTCGCTTGATCCGGCAACTGCAAAATCCACTTCCACAGCTGTTGGCAAGTTAAGTCCTTGTATCCTTAATATCTGTCCGTAATCATATTGCCAAACGTCACTTACTTTGGTGTGGGTGGAATCTTTAAAAATTGCTGTTACTATTTTATTTTTCAATGTATGCCTCCTTTGCTCAATTCAACTTAGTTTTCCGTTATCCAAGTTGTTGTTAGCATCCTTTCTAGGTACGACTCATTCTCCACATCTATAGCTATTGCGCCGTTTTCTTTTATTATGTACCTGCCTGTTCCGAATATTTGTCCGTTGGAAACCTCGCTGATTGGTGCCAACACTTCTATTGCCGGCCTGTATCCGTCAGGGATTCTTACCTCTTGTATTTCTTCAATTCTTCCTTTCCACGGGAACTGTGCTTTCATAATAATCGTGCACGTTACAACAAAAGCAGTTCTTATAAGCTTTATCCTGATGGAATTTGATGGATTTATTTCCGGGAATGGTCCCTGCTTTATGCCAGAATCGTATTTGCTGTACGAAGACAACCCAATTAATGGATTATTTCCGTTCTGCGCATATATATCTCCGTCTGATAACACAAGTTTTGAACGTCCTCCGGTATTCCGGTTTATATAAGTAAGCCCCTGCATGGAAAAAGTCATATTTGCAGGATTACCTCCCGAGTCCTTACCGGAAAATGCAAGGGAAGCGGAATTAAGTTCCATCGTGCTGTCGACAACTCCATTATCAATCAATTTGCTTACGATTTTCCCTGCGTCAATATCTATGAGCATGATCCCGTTTTTGCTTTTTATCTTACCTGCTGTTAATTCGCCGGCATTCACTGTGATCGCACTTAATGTTTGCACGTCCAGATTCTCGACCGATACGTAATGCAGCACCCAACGACTTCCATCCCATCTTTTAATTGGTTCTCCACTTGCTGTCTGCCAGAGCTGTCCTACTTTTGGATTTTCCGGGGGCGTGGGAGACACGATGATGCCGGATGTTCCGTCCTCTCCATTCTGGCCATGCACTCCGATGATGACAGGTGTTGTCTTGGTGGATGTTCCGTCTGTGTAAGCGATTATCTCGTAGCTCCATAAGTATTTTTTTGCTTCCGTCATGGTCTGCATTGTCGTAGTCCATCCCGGCGTATTTACCGTAATCCCAGAGTTTTTTTCGCTTGCCAGATAATACTTTGTGACATTCTTAATCCCTACACCGTCTGCGCCGTCATGTCCGTCTTCACCTTTAATCTTAGTCCAAGCATACTTTCTGTAGTCTGTGCTGTCCGCCTGTGTAAAATCGGTATACTGTCCGATGTACTGCTTATTTGTACTGTCTGATACCGAAAAATCTTTTGAACCATCTGCACTGTTGGAATAAGCGACGTGAAAATAAGGCGTTCGGCCATCCGCTCCAGGCTTCCCAGGCACTCCGTCCGCTCCATCCGCTCCCTTAATCTTACTCCATGCGTACTTCGATGGATCTGTGCTATCCAATAGTTCAAAATCCACATACATTCCGATATATTCCCGATTGCTGTCGGACACGGAAAAGTCCTTCGTTCCATCCGCACTGTTTGCGTAAGCAATGTGGGTATACTGTGTTCTCCCGTCCGCCCCTGGCTTTCCGGGAATCCCTTGTTCTCCAGGTGGCCCTTGTGGTCCCACAGGTCCCGGTTCTCCATCATCGACTTTAGTAATCGTAACCTCGTAATACCCGCGTTTTATCCCATTTTCCAAAGCCTCAAACGAGTACACCGCCTTTGTATCCACGTCCGTAGCATTTACCGTAACGCTCTTGCCGACATAAAACTCTGTACCGTCTTTGCTCCATCGGATTTCCAGTTTGCCTGTCACATCCACGCCGTTATCGTAAGCGTAAGCGGTCAGAGTAGTGCTACCGATACCATTTTTAAAAATAATGCCGTTGTTGGTTGAGATAGAGCAAGTATAAACCTTATTTTTGTTAATCAAGTCTTCCATCCATTGTAGCAAATCGTCCGAAATCTCGGATGTCAACTCCTTATAATTACTAAACACCGTCTTGGCAGTCTTTGGATTGGTAAGACTGCGTACCTGTTCAGATACCCTCGCCTGTAGGTAAAGGACTGGTGTCCACTCCTGATCTTGCATTCTCACCGTGTCCCCGATATTGGTATCGAAGTACCCGTCCACCTCGTAAGTCACTACTGGCTCGGATGCGGTCTTGAGGTCAGATAGTGCCATGCTATAGAGCTTATCTTGATTGTCCGTATCGTACTCTTTCCGTAGCATGATATAAGCATCGTCCTTGTTTACGATGTTGGACGGGAATCGGTCTCTTGCCTTCGGTGCCCGAATGAGCGCCCCGTCTGTAAAGTACTCGATATTCCCGTTCTCATCGTATTCCTTTTTGTCCAGTCCATTGATCGTAAGCCCGTCTTTCCCGGTCGGCTGGATACAGGTATAAAGCTTCTCGGCATCTGTGGTTTTACGGATTCCGGTAATTCCTTTCCCGTACCGCAGTACAATGTCATTCCGGTATTCTCCGACTCCGCTGTCTGTATCGGAGTGTTTCCGATATACATTTAGGACAATCTCTTTTAAAGAGTAGTCTCTGTTCAATACCGTCTCAAATTCGATCTCCGCAGAAAATACATGGGCCAGAGAGAATAATCTCTTTAATACGGACGTTGTGCCTGTCCATTCGTTGGTGATCCGCTTATCTGATACCTCGTTAAGTCCTAATTTTAGTGTTCTCTCGGCGTCAAATACGGTAAGGTACTCTGCAAAGCTCATTGCTTTTCCGGCTTTATATTCGCCAGCATCCTCGTTGATTAACTCAAACGACAGTGACCATGCCGTAGCGGTAATTATCTTCTCCGTCTGATCGGTATTTACAATATTTAAGTAGTAAGATTTACCTTTATAAGTAAACGCTACCTTATTCCCGACCGTGATATGCTGCGCGTCTGGATGCTTTGCATTTACCGTAAAAGTGTAAGTATTTGCCGTACCCTGTAAGTATTCGTGCAGCTCGTCTCCCCAGTAGTGCATGGATTTTTTATGTGCATTATCCATAAATGCTACTTGTGTGTTATTTGCGCTTAAAATCGCAATTCTAATGCTGCCCATTACAAGTATACCTCCCGTATTTTTGCTTTAATCTGTGGCGGCGGAGAGGAGAAAGAAGAGTAGCAGAACTGAACTTCCGTTGTTCCGGGTGGAACTTTCGGATAATTGGATCCATTAATCTCATCTCCTTTTGCCGGCATCCCGTTTACATAGACCTTCGTACTCTCTCCGTCTATAGACACCACATCTCCGGCACGATATCGGTTCGGCACATCCTGATACTTATCGACATTGTCTTTCCGGAATCGGATGCTTTTTAAATAGTTGTGTGTAACGTACTGGTTTGTGAGGTTTCTGTCTCCCCACTGCCCGATCCAGATCTGGATTTTTTCGCATTCCATGTCCTTGATCTCCGGTATATTTCGCTCCATGTAAGTCCCATACCAAAAAATCCGCAGCTTTTCTCCCTCTTTTAGAAAGTCGTTGTGGCATCCCATTTTAAGATTAAACGGATTGCCCTCGTAGGCTGTCGGCTGGAACTCTTCTCGTCTGATTAAGGTGTTTCCGGGAGCAAACCACTCGACACGAGCCGTGTTTCCGACAGAATCACTCTTGTTGATAGACATTGCGCAGATTACTTTATTATCGCCTGTCAGAAACGCAATGGTCTGCGCTCCTGTCTGCCCCATTAATCCGGTTTCGAACCAGTGCTGCGTATAACAGTAAAAGTTTTTTGCGCCACGTCTGCCCTCGCTGTCCACTGGGATAGTAAGTGTTCTCATTCCGCCGTTCCAGTACCCGGATGTTGCCTGTCCACCTTTTAATGCCATGACGTTATATCCGGCAACATTCTTGACTTCGAGCGTCCCCTGTGTGGTATTCTCTGGATTTTGGTAAGACGTTCCATGATCGTCTTGAAACAGGTTGTATCCATCAAACAGGTTTTCAGACGCTTTGTAATTCTCTCCGTCTGCTTCTTCCTCTTTCCCTAGCTGGATCACTCCGTACCGGCTCACAAGTCCGATAAATCCGTTTTCATGATTGTGTGTGATCTCGTAGTCCACATCTGCCCATTCGGTACCGTTGTTTTGAATGGTAATGGTCTGGTAGCCGTTCTGCTGGACGCCAGTGAATTGTTTTTCTGCGGTAGAGTATGCTACTCCGTCCGGGATGAGCCATGTGATTGTTCCGCTACTGTACATATCATCCTCTTCCAGTACCGGCTCTCCGTCCACGATTGCGTCATAGTAAATGCTTGGTTCATCGGAAAAAATCAGTCTCTTTGGTTCTTTACTATACAGAATTTCTGACATTTTTCTGCGGAACTCACTGAGCTCCCTTGCCGTAGAGTTTGAAATACGAAACTCCATTACAATCTGTTTTGGAGAGTACGTGGAATGCGTAAACTCTCCTCCATTTACATTTTCAATGCTCCTTGTATTATTTGTGATGGAAGGTGATAAGTTCCGGTCAAGTTTTGTAATCTTAACCGGAATCTCTACGCCTCCATATGTTGCTTTAAGCAAGCCCAACCCTCTCACCTCCTAATAGTTTCTCAAAATCATCCATCTTTTTAATCATCGGTCTTGCATATCCTACTGTCTGCTGTGCAAGAACTTTTCCATCCAATGTTGTTGTTATGTTTATATTTAGGTTTATATCCTTTTCACCCATAATCTCTAAAATGGATTCCTGTATAAATCCCTTTAATGATCGCAGTGGTGTAATTGCTTCTGCTTCTCTTTCCGCAGCACCGCCGATTCCTCCAGACGGCATCTGGAATAATGCTGGTTTCGTGAGGATTCCACCATCTTTAAACCATTTCACGTCCAACATCGGCAGACTCGGTAATAGATCGGACAAATTGATATCTCCAATACCATCCTCGTACCCAACTCCACGATAAGCAGCAGCGAGACTTCCGTACCTCGAAACTGCATATCGGATGGATGCAAGCATATTGGATAATGGATCGTAGATATTTTTATCATATCCCGGCATTGCATAAGCTCTAAAAGTCGGATCGATAACCTGCATCAAACCCTTGGATGGAGTGCCGTTAACTGCGTTGATATCCCAGTTGTTGATCGCATTCGGATTTCCACCGGATTCTGTCTGCATCTGGTATAGCAATCTCTGCAAGTTCGCTTCGGAATACTGCCCAGTCATCTGTAGTGCCCTTGTTGCCAGAGTTCTCCACTGCTCTACTCCTGCACTTGGATTGTAATTAACGTTCGATTGCGTATCAAAAATTCCTTTCACAAATCCGACCACGCTGTCAAACACCGTATTAACCGCTCCTTTTGCCACGGAAATCCAAGGTTCGAATGCTCCAGACAAATCCGTGAATTTATCGATTGCAATCTGCACAATTTTACTCGGATGCGTGATATAATCCCATACATTTCCCGTAAAGTCTTTTACCGTACTCCATATCCCACCGAAAAAGTCACCGATTCCACTTGCAAAATGCGGAAGTTCTTCCAGAAAACTCTTTGTTTGGTTGGCTGGCATGATCTTTGTGCCTTTTTTCATCGGAAGCACTACGTCACGTCCCTCTGGAATGAATGGCTTTCCATCTGGTGGGATAATCATTTCTTTGTACGTAGAACCTTTTTGGTCGTTTACTACTCCAATTGTATCTCTTGGCAGTCCACCCGTTCCTGATGCAAATTTTGGCGCACTCCATTCATCGAATCGCATATCAGAACCTACTGCTTTTAAAATCCAATTTACTCCACGAATTACTCCATTTACTGCATTTCCAATCGGATCCACAATTGCCTGTGCAATTTTCTTTACAATCCCACCGAGCGTATTTTTTAAATCATTGAATCCATCTTTAATAAACTTCCATACAGACGAGAAAGCGTCCATAGCATTTTCTTTGATAGTGTTCCAGATTCCTCCGAGCGTATCCTTAATGCTGTTCCAGATTCCGGTTGCAGTATCTTTGATTCCATTCCAGATATCGGAAAAGAAATTCGCTACTGGAACGAAAACAGCACTTGCAGTATCACTGATCCATTTCCACGCCTTTTCAAGCGCGAACTTGATCACTTCCCACACTGTGTAAATAACGGCGTATATTGCGTACATGACAGCGCCAATTGTTCCCTCAATGAATTTTAGTGGCCCTTCTATCACGTTGTAAATCTGTTGCCAAATATCAGCAAAGAAATCTTTAATTCCATTCCATACTTCTTGGATTTTCTCGGATATGGTATCCCATAACCCAGACATCCAGTCCTTAAATGCACTCCATTTTTCCGAGAGCCAGTCTGTAATGTCTCCCCAGTTTTTTATTACTGCGATAATTCCAGCAATTACAGCGGCTACTCCGGCAACAACCCCTATAATCGGCAACAGTCCAACCCCTACTAATTTAACGAGCGCACCGTTTAGAACCATAATTGCTCCAACCACAGGTGCGATGTTCGCTGTTATTGCTGCAATACCGCCGATAACTTCTATAAAATTTCGAATAGGTTCTGGCAACTCACTGAATTTCTCCATCAGGTCAGCTATCATTTCAAACACCGGAGTCAATATTTCAGCGATATCTTCTCCGATCGGGGCGAACGCATCAGAAACCTTTCGCATAGCTGCTTCCATCTTCTGCGCAGATGTGGTTGTGTTATCTTGCAATTCCTGTGCTTTTCCCATTACATCTGTATACGCATCTCCTACAGAGCTTAATGACTCAACAAATTTAGCTCCACCATCTTCCCCCATAGATCCAAACGCAAGAGCGGCTTTGTTTAGCTTATCTTGCTGATTTTCAGTACTCTTAATATCTTCTACGATAGCATCTATGACTTGCTTTTGTGTCGCTTCTCCGTTTTGCCATTTTCTGAACGTATCTTCTACAGATTGACTCCATTTTCCAGTCCCCTCTTCAAGTTGACCGGTTTCCTCATTTATTTTCGACATCGAATCAGCTATACTTCCATCTGCTAATTTTGTTGTCACTTCGTTAATCGCATCGTTGACTTTATCCAGATTGTAAGCTCCACCATCTAATCCGTTCTGCAAAATCTGAAAATACTCTTCCACTGAATACCCAGCTTCTGCGAATTTCCCTGAATATTCTGATAGGTTGTCTCCAAGCTCATTTGTCTTGTCGAGACCGTTTTGAGTTCCGGCAACAAGCATGTCCATAGCTGTCTGAGCATCTGTTCCGAAATGCTGCATTAACCCATTGATACCACGTAGACTCTCGGCCATATCGATGCCATATGTTTCTTCCAGTACAAGTGACTGTTCAACAATTTTTTCGAGAGTCACATCATCCAGATCTTTTAAGTTATCTTTTACAAGGATAACCGCATCTGCTACAGCATTCATGGAATCTCCTAATCCTTGTTCATAGACTCGCTTGATTAAATCTGCACTGTTTTCTGCAACCTTTCCGGTTTCATCAAATCTTGCGTTTACTTTCGCAGTTGCATCTTCCATGTTCTGGAAACTTTCAACTGCTTTTTCTCCAATTTCAAAGACCTTGTCCCCAACGCCAGAAAGCTGATCGGCTGCTTCCAGTAAATTACCAGATGTTACTGCATCTCCAACTCCCTCGATAGCATCTGTGGCATCATCGGAACTTGTCTTTAATTTGTCGATTGCAAGTCTCACTTGATCAATTCCAGACTCATCAATCTGGCTCAGTGCAGTTTTTAATTTTCCGATATCAGAATCAGCACCGAGTACTGACCTGCCGATTTTGTTGAGTGCAACAGTCAGATCGTCACTGTTTGCTGTTCCATTTTTAATGGCATTTGTCAATCTTGTTCCAAGAACGTCTTGAAAATCATCAAGAGACTTTCCTGTTGCTTCAAATAGTGTCTGTAACTGCTTCGTACTTTCCTTTAGGGATTTCTGCTCAGTCTCCATCCGGCTAATCTGCGTGGTGTAAGATTTTAAATCCTGTTCCGTTTTCGCAATTTCTCTCTGAAATTCTCGGTACTCTTCCGCTCCGATATCACCAGATTTGAACTTCTTTTCTACTTCCCCTTGCGCCTGTTTTAAGGATTCCAGCTTTTCCTTGGTATTTTCAACCTGTTTACTTAATAACTCCTGTTTCTGCGCAAGCAACTGCGTATTCTTCGGGTCAAATTTTAATAATTTATTTACAGAGCTTAATTCGCTACCAAGACTTTTTGATGTATCTTCCGCGGATTTCAAAGCTTTGCTGAGTGCCGTTGTATCCGCACCGAATTTTATTGTGATTCCTTTAATTTTCTTTGCCACTGTCTCACCTCACTTTTGCGCAATAAAAGAGCACCTACCATTTCTGATAGATGCCCTGATTACTGTATTTAGTTATTTGACCGGATTTCCATTACAGCCTTGCATAAAGGCATATATGCGATTTATATGACATTCGTCCATTTCTTTCAGCTTGCTGATAATGAAGTTCTTCTTATATTTAGCCGCTGTGCTTAATTTCTCTCTATTCTCTTTCATTACGCCACCTCACTACTTGCCAATTTCTTAGCAAACTGTTCTACAAGTTCCAAATGCTCTTCGTTTTCCATATTCCCTACAATCTTCACAATGGATTTCTTGCGATCACACTGCTCTGTATCTGGAATTCTGTCACGTTTATCCAAATACCTGTATAAGATTGCTGTGATCTGACGTTTTATGGCATAATCGCTAGAATCCAACTGCGATAATAATTGAAGTAACTGATCGTTTCGTAATTCCTTATCCCTGCTTACTTTTAATGCTCTCTGTCCTTGTATGTATCCAAACTTGAACGCCGAACAAATCTTATCATACTTATCCGGTACATTATTCTGCAAATCAAATAACTGCATTACTGTCAAATCGAATGACTGTGGAATTGATAAGTTTTCTCTCTTAATTTTTTCATATAAATTCATCTTACGCCACCTCCTGATATACAACTTTGCATTTATTTGTATTACCATTTGATAACCGATGCTCAATGAGTGTGGGATACCCATTTTCCTCCAGCCATTCTTTTACTTTCTGGAAAACAGAATCTTTATATTGAACAGTAACGCCGTCATGTCCATTCCTGCTATAAGCTGTCTTTACAATTTCGTCCTCTGAAACATCCAACTTCTGAATGATAGCACTTACTGCCTTATCGTGTGGTCTGCCACTTTCCGATAAAATACCAAACTCTTTCGCCATCGTGGTGCAATCCCACAAGACCGGAACTTCTGAAATCAGCGGCACTTTCACTGGATACCCGTTGTCTGAATAAATACGGATAATTTCAGCCGCTATGTATTTAGAATCTACTCCTGCATCATTGAGAGCACCTTTGATGTTCTTTACCATTTGATTGACTGATGGGAGTTTTTCTTTGTGGGTAGGTTTCTTCTTTGGCATTTCGTAAGAGCCGGTCTTGCGGAGTGTTGGAAGAACTTCATCTGTGACCCAATCTGTAAACTTCTCTGCATTTGGTTTGCGACTTTTGAATACCAATTTATAAACTCCGCTTTCTGTAAGAAATTTTTCACCAGCATTGTTTAATTTTCGGATGTCCTTATCTCGGACATCTGAATTTTTAAGTACAACTGCTTGTTTTTCATTCATTTTTGCAAGATAGTTTCTAACTGCACTTTCGGATAATTCCAAACATACACCTACATGGTAAGGATTAAACAAAATCTCTCCTTTAAATTCAAATGCTTCTACTTCATTTCCTTCAAAAATCATCAATTCATTCATACTATCATTCTCCTTTTAAATTTTCTTTACAAGGAGCTTCCATCTATGATAGAATATTTCATAGAGGAAGTTCCTCGTGTGATATAGAAGTTGCAATCTATGGTAGGGGCGCAACTTCTATTTTTTTAGTTCTTCGTCAATTTTTTCATTAAGCCATTCTGATTTTGTCTTTTGCTGCTCAGATAATTTTTGTTCAAATTTCAACATTTTTTTCTTATCTACAGCTACACTAAATGTCTTCTGTGTTTCCCTTCTGGCTTTCATGTAATCGGCTCTGCTTTTCTCCGCGATTGTTCTCACCTCTTCCCGTTACGCGTTACATATAATATATTACTGTTACGCGTAATTGTCAAGAGGTTTTTCAAAATTTTTCCACCCTACCTGTGGTATCAGAAACTGTCAAAATCTTCTTGCGTTGCTTTTCTTACAGACGATTTGGACTCTTTTTTCTGGTTATCGATATACTCTTGCACATAATCCAGACAATCTCCGATGGTCATTTCTTCCATGTCTTCGCTGGTCAGTCCAACCTGTCGGCAAACATAAAAAAAAGACTCATTCGTGAACGGCTCGCCACTCGATGAATCTTTATCATTTATTTTTTTTTAGTAGTTGGCATGGTATCTGTAAGCAAATCTTTTACCTCTCCCATAATCTCATTGAGTGGGAATACCTCAAATCCATCCAGCCACTCCAATGGATCCGGGATAGTCCTGTCTGCTGTTTTAGCCATTGTCCAGATGATGTCGTAAAACACTTCCATGTCCATGTGGTCAAGCGAAGCAAAAGAAATGTCCTGTATTCCAAAATTCCTTTTCGCTCCTCTTCCGAACACTTTCGCTACTTTCATCAAGTCTGCAAAATAGTCTCTTCCAAACTGCGCCTTATATCTCTTTGGAAGTGCTGCTGTCGATTTCAGTTTCACTGGTTTTTCGTCAATGTAAATTGTTTTTTCCAAATTTATTCCCTCCATACAGGGTGAGCATATCCGCCCACCCACGTTTTTTTACGCCGCTGCTCCAGCTTCTTCATACACTTTTGTATACCAAGAGTTGTACGTCTCTTCATCCACTCCTGCGGATGTAGACGCTTTAACCAGATTATCACTCGGTCTCGGGCTTGCTACCATTGCCAGTTCTGTTGTATTCGGATCACCACTATCTTTTGTCGTACTTCCAACAGATGGTCTGTTTACGGAGCAGTAATACAAGAGATGTCGTGTCGCTTTTACATCTCCCTGGAACTCAAACATCAATGCAATATTTGCCGTCTGAGCGTCAGAGTTTTCGATCAGCACTCCTTTTTCTGTTTTCTTTTCTTTCAGCACTTCCGTGCGGAAATCTTCCGGAACTCTCGCAAGCGTCAGAGTACCTTCGTATCCCTGATTGTTTGCGTTTGTGTAATAATCAATGTCATCAGCTTTAAATCGGATCAGATCACCACTCTTGTCGAATGTGATACTTACCGCACCAGGCAATTTCTTCGGTGCACCGTACGTGATTTTTCCACTCTCATCCACTGTAACAACAGCGTAATAACAGTTTCTTAAGCCAAATTCCACTTTGTTTTCTTTTGCCTGTACAGCTTTTGTTGCTCCTGCCATATGTTACCTCCTATATATCAATTTCGTATGCTTTTAGATACATACCTTCAGAATCTAAAAAACTCTCGTACGATTCATACGTGAGTCCATTACTGTTTAATAGTTCCTTTACTTTTTCTTCCAACTGCAAGTCTTTCTGATCTGTGTATACCTCAATCGTGACGGCGTATCCCTCGTAATACACGGTGTCATCCGCATAAAATCCGATATCCTCGTCCACATAGTATACGATGTACGGCAATTCTGGTACTTGGCCGACTGCAAAACAACGATACGCAATCGGAAGATCTAGCGTTTTTAACTTGTCTTTTAATTCTGGCAATGTCATTTTCACAGTCTCCTTTCCAGCTCTTCAACATATTCCTTTATGGACTCCTGTTCCACTTCTTCAATGTGTGGGTATGCCTGTACTTCACCTATTTTTCTGCCGCCACGCTTCAGCTGATGTCCTTTTTCCAACAGATGGGCTAGGCGGTATGTTGGCGATTTGTTGTACACCATTATTCCATATTTATCGGTCGTTCTCGTCCAGTTCTTTGCATAAGTACCACCATTCTTGCTCTTTGGACTATTTTCTCTTAGTTTTTTCGCAGCTTTTCCGGACGCTTTCATTGCGACTTTCTGCGTGGTTTCCCTCACTTCCTCTGTATATTCTTCCATCTGCCGCATAATTTCTCTTGCGAGTTTGTCAGCACTTATGCTTTCGCTCATTTTTCGATCCTTTCCGTACAGGTCAGTTCCAACTCTTCCATGCTGATCTGATACGTTTTCACCACTTTCAGTTTCTTTCCGTGGAATCGGATATACCTCTGTCCTTCATATTCATAAGGATGCACGATCAAAATCTCTGAAATTTCCATGTTGTTCTGTCCAGCAAGGTAGAACTCATTTCTGGACACTTGCTCTTTGCAACACCAAACCTCCTGTTCCGTTTCAATCGGTACTTGCTGACCAATCTCATCCTCTTCATACCCGTTGGAAGATATCAATACTACTTTTTCATCCCATGTTCGATTCATTTCGCACCGCCTTAATCATCAGATTGTTTAACCGAAACCGGATGCTCCTCGGAATCACTCCATCTTCTGGATGATTGTACTTCCACGTAGCCCAATCCAGCACAAGCAGGATGTGGTCATATCTTTCTTCCGTGATTCGAATACCGTATATATTTTCGCATTCGTCCAGAATACCATCTATGATCGCATAAAGGACGGAATCCCTACTATCTGTAGAGATTCCAAGTCTGTCTTTTAATAGTTGCAATACAATCACTCTCATAAGCATACTCCTTATGAATTCGCCATGATCCCCTGTTTTTTCATCTCCGCAAGAATCGCATTGATTTTATTTTTCAGGTCAGTCGCTGTTTCTGTGGACAAATCTCCGATCAAAGCCATCTGTTTCACACCGCCAAGCGTTGTCTTGTTTGCTGCTGGAAGAGTGTAACTTGGTCCCGCAGGTCCCTGTGCGCCCGGATCTCCCTTGTCTCCTTTCGGTCCTGCTACTCCTGGATCACCTTTTTCGCCTTTTGCCCCTGCTGGTCCTGCCGGTCCTGCTGCTCCTGCTGGTCCTGCCGGTCCTGCCGGTCCAACCTGCTCATTCTTCACGCCCTGCTCTAACTTATTCAGTTTCTCTGCTGTAATAACGTCATCATTATTCCATGTAGTTGGTGTATATGCCATAACTCATACCTCCTATTTTGCTTTACCTGCTTTTGCCTTTACGACTTTCCCTCTGCCAACTAAGGCTACATCGTCAGAGGGAATTATTCCCCCGGTGTGTATGTAATGTAGAATCCGGCGTCTGCATCCGTTTTCTTGACATCATATCTCACAATACCGGCAAGTAGTTTACCGTAAATCTGGTTATCTACCCATTCAACGCTTGTCTGTTTGCGGTCAAAGAATGCGCAGAATGATTTCGGATCACCGACAAAACCTTTTAATTCGCCAGCTCCTGCGATCATTTCGTCATCCAAAACGATTACCTCTTTGCCAAACAGCATCTTTCCGCTTAAGGAAGTGATAGAATCCTGCAACAGATATCTTCCATTCTTATCTTTCAACTTGTCCAGCTCGGCATACAGCGAAGCGGAAATGATAAATTTCACAGGATACACTTTTTTGATTTCTTTGTTTACCAAATCTTTCAACCCATCCAGCCCTGTAACACTTTTCGCTGTTGCACTCTTTAATACAGTTGCGATATCTGTATTTCTTGTATTTCTGGACTGGTCATTGATTTCATCCCGGATCAGACCTGTTACATCATAGTCAGCGTCATCAATAGCCTCCTGAGAAATCGGAATATATCCTCTTCTTGTTGCGATGCTATAGTCGATATTTGAGATTTTCGGTTTGGAAAGCTCTGGGTTCTGTTCCAGTTCTGCAACAGTAGACATTTTACTTCCAGATTTCGCAATTACCGGGTATTTTCCAGACGCACTGTTGACACTTACATTTTTCACGTAGTTTTTCAGGTCTACAATATCCTCTGGTTTCTCCTGTGGAGCAAGAATTTCTACCGGGATCAAAATACCTGCATCCGCTTCTTTAAATCCGCCCTCTCTTACCTGCCCTTTGGACTTCACAAATGCGTTAATCGCGCTTCTTGCCTCTTCGATTTCTTCACTTCTTTTACCCATATCTTTCTCCTTTTCACGTTTTTCTGGAGCTTTTTCATACTCCTTCATTTTCCCACGCAGCTCGCCAAGCTCTGTTTCAAGCTCACTTTTTCTTTCTTCGTGCGCTTCTTTTTCCTCAGTAAACTTCGTAATCTCTTCATCCACAACCGAGCGTTCTTCCTCTGTATTTGCTTCTTCAATGGATGTTTCCAATTCCTTTTCTCTTGTCTCAAAATCTGCGTCTTTTCCACGGATTTCTTCCAATTCTTTCTCTTTGTCCGCGATCTGTTTCGCAAGCATCAACTGTCTTAAAGCCATTATTTTTCTCCTTTCAATCTCTTCGTGGCATTACTTCGCCACTGCACCAACTGTTTCTCCCGATACTGTTCCACCTGTGCATGTCTCGCCTGTACGCCCGTATCTTCATAAGCCGGGAATGTGCATACAGACACTTCGTGCAGATCAACTTCTCGTATTGTCCATTTCACAGTGCCGTCATCTCTCCAATCGGTTTCTTCCCGAACTATATTGAATCCAAACGAGCACTGATCCACATCTCCACGTTTTACCCTCTCATACAGGTTCATTGCGTCTGAATCATTTTCATTGATATCAATTTCGCCCCATAGACCTCTTGTATCGGTTCTCAGGCGTAAAGTTCCAACTTTTGTCCGTCCAAGTACAAGTGTGTCATCATGGTTTGTCAGAGCGCGGATGTCGTTGCTCATGGTATTTACAAACGCTTCTGGTGCGATTTCTTCGTAAGCTCCCGGCCACAACTCTGTTTCGGAATTAAAAACAGCGAAGTATCCGGAAATTGTTTTCTTTCCGTCCTCCGCTTCTCGTGTTTCAAACTCCGCTTTCCACGATCTGGTTAAGTTTTCTTTCTTTCGTTCCACTATTCATCACCTCCCGTCCTCAATTTCTTCTGTTCTCCAATCATCCCCTGTGGAATAAAGTTTTCAAGGATGATCAGATCATTTAATCCGTCTTTCGGAGAGTCACCAATCAAGTTCAATACATCGTTTCCTGTATAGATTCCTCGGATATATAGGTTCATTCCGATTTCCGCAAGCTCCTTGGTGTCATAAGCCATCAGGCTTTTCGAGTTGCATTTAAAGTACCAATGCGGGCTCTGAATCAAACCTTTCGTAAGTGTCTGCTGGAATACGTCCGCAATCGACTTCACCCGCGTACGGACAAAGTTGTTGTATTCATCTTTGTTAAAACTTCCGACCCCAAGAAAAAAAGGCGGCACATCCAACAGGGATGCGACCGTCCTCTTGTCAATCTCGACCGATTCATTTATTGCGATATCCTTAAGGGATAGTGGTTTTACCTCGGATACTTCCAAAAATTCTGCTGGTATAATCCAAGGTTCGCCCGGTTTCGATTCTTTCAGATACTTTTCTTTGATCTGTTTTCTTCCAGCTTCGCTCGCAAAATCTTCTGACAGTGCATCCACCTTTACAATGATATTCGGCATATACTGCCCACTCATAAAAGATTTCTTTGTCGCATTCGCCTGTTTCAAATTCGATGCAATATCCTTCAGAGCCAACCTGTACCCGGTTCCCTTCCACGGATATTCCGGGTTCGGATTGATCGCAAAGTGCAGCACTTCGCTTGGATCATATTCTTTACTGCCGTAAATGATCTTATATCCCGTCAGCGTCTCTTCAAAACTTGTCATGGACGGCTTTAATGGAATTAATTCATCAATATAACCATCCCTCATCACCGGGAGCACAACTGCGTTCCCGTCACCCGGTAAGAGCATTGAATAGACGATGTTATAAACCCACGCTTTTCTCGTCATCAGCGAATACGGATTGATATCAATCTTCCGTGATAACTCATTCTTAATCCGGATGTCTCCATGCGGACCATTTTCCATCAGGTGGATTGTCATGCCGGAAACCAAATCGGCAATTTTCTGACACGCTGCCCGAATTTCTGGATTCTGCGCCAGCGTTGTGTATCCTGACGGCAATAAAAAATCAGAGAACGTAGCTCCCTGATACACAAATACTTTATTCTGCGGTTCTGATCTAATACTCTTCTGCTTTTTTTTCTTTGCCATTTCAGCCTCCTATTCTTCGTCTTCTGCAAAAATCAGTCTCCCGTTTTCAGCTCTTCCAAGGCAAGTATATTTTCTGTCAATAAAATCATCCTTATTTTTAGCATGAGATATATCAGTCGTATGTTTGCAATCTCCACTACATTTCTCACATCTTTTCCCATCGCATAAATAAAGGATTTCGCATTCTGTTTTCATGCCCATTCTTCCCCCTACTCTCTCTTTAACCATTTATTCGCTACATTTCCAAGCGCCATGTCCGCCAACATCTGGCAACACGAAAAGACGCCGGCATCGAATAAGTCAATTCGTCTTACACCGCCGTCTCCGTCTACCTTTTCGTACTGGATCATGTCATCCACTTTCTCAATTGCCCTTACATTCTGTACGCAATATTCAAAAGCATCCGAATGTAGATAGTAAAATTTCTTATTCTTCACTTTCACTTCGATGTGCCGGAATCCCTCAGATTTTACATAAAAATACTGCGGCTGATCCTGTATCCGGAATCCAGATTTTTTCATTTTCAAGAAAAATTCTCGCCCGAATTTCTTATCGAATCCGACAATTTTGATTTTGAATCCCATCTTCTTCATGGAGATGAACCAGTTCACAATGTCATCTGGAAGTACCGTGGCTGTATTACTCATCGTCAGCCATCCATCCTCTTCCCAGCCAAATAGTGGTATTCCATCCTCGTCACCTTTTTTAATTGCCGCCGCTCTCGGAAAGAAAGCGTGTGTGATGCAGATATCCACATCTTTGTATGTTCCATAAATAGCTCCTGCTGTCAGATCGTGAAGTTTTGATAAGTCAGCTCCGCCATACCATGTGATCGGCAGTTTTGCCAACTCTTCCAATGACCAGTTATATTCATCGTCAGATGATCTGAATTCGTTGATATCAAAATAAGCATTTAAAGCATTCGTAAAGATGTTCAGCGTTTTGTTTAAATACTCTGCTCTCAGCTGCGGCTCATTCATTGCCTGCGCCGCATCATCCATAAGGTCTTCTATTGTAACAGTAACTCCGATTGATGGCGTGCACATCTGTAATACTTCCGGATCATCCAATGTCGTAATCTCGCCTTTGCTGTTTAAAACATTGCCCTCTTTGTCCTGATCTGCTTTGCAAATAAAAATAAAATAGGAGTCATACGCCTTTTCTGTATTTGTTCCATCCAAAACTCCATGTAACGTATTTAACCTATTTGCTAAAAAACCATCTGGAATATCACCAGCCGTAGAAATACCAATCAAAAGCTTGTTCCGATACGCTTTCATAGCATTTTTCATTAATATATATTTCTTTGCCGCTGCTCTCTTCCAGGAATGCAGCTCGTCAAGAATCAGGCAGTTACAGTTCAGAGAGTCCAATTTGTCCTCTTGGTTGGCAATCGCATACATTTCTGCGGTACCATCTCCGAAATCAATACTAATGGAATGCTCTTGGTTATTGTTTCGGATTCTTAGCTTATCAACATCTCCACGCAAGGCTTCAACGTTATCCACCAAAAATCCAAAACTTTCCATGGTCTGCTTTACAGAGTTCGCAACGATGTATGTCTTCGCACCAGATCCTCTGTCCAGAATGCTTTTCGCCTCAGCAAGCGCAGCACTAAAGGATGTTTTCCCCTGTTTTCTTGGTAAAAAAATAAGCGCTTCGTTAAAACGCCTAATGTCTGTGTCTTTCCGGAAGAATCCAAACAGATTCACACATACAAATTTCTGCCAATCCGTCAATAACATTGGAGTACCTTTAAAGCTCACTCCATTCTTATCCTCGCCTTGTACGTGGTGTACGGTTCCCTCGATCAAATCAATCACAAAATCGAATTGGTCACTACGGAAATCTAAATCATCACGTTCTAAGTCTGTCAGAAACCTCTTACACGCAAGTACTCTGTCTATGTTTACTAATACTTTTTTACTTACAATATCATCCGCATAACGAACAGCCGTATCGAAATGCGGGCTGTTAATATGGGATAAGTCCATTTACTTCCCCTGCTGTTTTTCCAGTAATAATGCAAATGCAGATTTCTCTTTTTTCGGCTGTTCAATCTCCGCATTGTACGTTTTTGCATTTAGCATCAGTCTGTCAGAATATGTCCCGATATCTTTTCGTAGGTTTTCGAGACTCACGAGAATAGGGCTTTTTTTACCCCCACTTTTCTCTGTATCCAGAATCACTTCGTATCCAGACTCTTCAAACTGTTTGCTCAGCACATTGTACTGGTAAATCATATCTGCATAGATCTCAATCACCTGTTTATACTGTACTTTGTAGGTTCCCAGTTCTTTCATGTACTTGACTGTCCTGTCAATAATCGTCTGCCTTTGTGGTATGTATCTTGCCACCTATTCTCACCTCCTTATCTGCCGGAAAATTTATTTTCAGAATCCCGCGCTATTGGAAAGAGTCCTCTCTCCCGATTCTCCTGAGACATTTTTAATTCTCAAAAGGGAGGGGGGATACCTGTATCTCTTTCATTTCCATTTCTATTCCTGTTTTGTCTTTCAACCATTCTTTTATCTCGCATGCCTCTTTTTTGCTTATTGCAACAATCGATACTTCTATTTCATCCACGCAGTATGCACTAACACTATAACTCGTATAATCACTATCCCCATGCATTTCTATGCTCGTTTTTACTATACCCTCAAGCACTCTTGCAACTTCACTTACTTGTACCTCTACTTGCCCACACCATCTCAATCCATACATCTTGATTTATTCCATGCTTCAAACTCCCTTCTCCTTTTCCTCTGCCAGTACAATCCAAGGCTTGTCACCTTGTCCGTCTTTCTGTCGTGCATCCGATCATGTTGCGCTGCCGACATGCTGATGAGATTCCAATCCATCAATGCAAGCTCTGGATACTCTTCCAATGGATAGATATGGTGCACTGTCGTAGCTTCTGCGTACTTGCCATACCTCTTCGACTCTTGGCACTGGTATGTGTCACGTCTTAGAATGTGTTCTCTTTTCTTTTTCCACTTTCGACTTTCGTAAAACTTTCCCATGTTTCTTCCCTTCGATCAGTTCTCCACAGTTCTTACATCTCCACGTGTGCTTCGTGATAAAGCTGCCATCATTCTGTCTTACAAGATCTGTGCTGACATATTCTGTCTTGTCATGCTTACATAACATTCTTTTGATAATACCCATGTTCTTCTCCTTTTTGAGCATAATAAAAGCACCCATCTCTGGATGCTAAGAATTTAGGACTACTGCTGAAAGAATTAATAACGCCAACAAAAACCAAAATAACCAAATACACAATCAAAATTTATAAGAAAAAGGAGGAACCTTGCAGTAGTCCACAACGGGTATAGCAGGACTCGAACCTGCGACACATCGGTTAACAGCCGATCACTCTACCAGCTGAGCTATACACCCGTAGGATGCCAGTTGACATCCTTTACCCTATCCGCACTCGGGTACTGACACTAAATATAGATCGCTGAATCTATTTTTGTTTGTTTTGCAGATCTGCGGATATCTGCTTTTTGGTACCATTGCAATGTAAGTCCGGTGTGCACTCCCAGAACAGACCTCAGCTGTGCAGCCTGCATCTTACATCACAAAGCGGAGCACCTGGAATCGAACCAAGGACGCGGCGATACCCCGCACATCTACCACTGATGCTATACTCCGCATAAAAACACCGCCAGACGAGAAAGGGTGAAAGTCCGGCGGTGTTCCGAATGTTGTTTGGAAAGCTTTTGGAGTCTTTCTTCTAACTCCATGTTATACTATAGACTACTTAAAACGAACAATGCGAACAAAACGAACAAACTTTTATTTTTCTTTCATCCACCTCTGAAATTCCATTCTTGCACTATCTCCTGTGCAATTCCCTTTCATTTTTGCAGCCACTTCATCCCACGTCAGTCCTTGCATCACCTTGAACCGGATAATCCGCTGCATCCTTACCGGAGCCTTATTGATTACTCGCTCTGCTTTTACTTTAATCTGCTTTGCGTTCAGCTTTCGCTCTTCCAACAACCGTTCCTCTTCGTCTATATTCACCGTGTTCTCTACACATCCAGAAATATTAAAGCTCTGTGGCTGGTACGGGAACTCTGGATTACTGCCTGTCACTTTATCCTGCACAAACGTCTTTCTTCTGTGCCGTCTGATATCTTCCTCTGTCTCTTTCACAAGTGCTTTCGCATCCATGTACTCATAGATTATATTCTTATCCACCTCAATCACCTCCCGGAATTGGCTTTTTGATGTTGTACTTGCTTGCTATGTATTCCAGAGTGTCCGTATTTGTTCTGTCGGCCCTTTTAAAATCACAGGCAAAGGCTTTATGCCCCTGTTGCTTTAAAGCTGTCTCGCAGGGCTTTCTCGTTGCCATCTTGTGTGCTTCTATCTTTCTCACGGTGTCTGCTGTCTCCCTTCTGCGCTTCATGGCTTCTCTGGTCATGCCGTCACCTCAATTTCCTCTCCTGTCAGCTCTTCTAACTTCTTCTGCATTTCTTCCACTGTCATCTTCTTTGGCTCTTTGCGCTCCCAGATAAGTTCAAGGTTGCTTTTAATAAACACATCTTCTATGCATCCGAGAGATTCCGGAGTAATTCTATAGACTTTAACGATGTCTCCTCCTGTATAACCTTCCCATTTCAAGTCATCAGTGTAACCGTCTATACGATTGCGTCTGCCTTTTCTTACTGCCTTCCCAGCCAATACAAGATACATGTTGCCATCTCTTTGTTCAACTACCATCCCATCTTCCAAATCTGCCTTGGTAAATTCTTTGTCTATGTAATCACTCCATTCTAAAATTCTGTATTCACACTTCTCGAAGTAATCATAACTTTGATACCCACCATCTCCATCGTAACACGTTTTATCCCTGTATATCCCATAGTGTGTATAACTCAAATAACTACCCCCAGATGCCCATTCCATGCCATGCTTATACATCTGTTTACAAAAATCTTTCGCTTCTTCCTCGGTCTTACAATGCACCGCAATCTTATTGTATTTATTCTTAAATTCATCCCAGTTAAATTTTTTCATCTTTCTACCTCACTATCTTTCGCACAATCCAATCCAAAAACACCACAAACAGCAGTATCGGGAATCCCGCAGCCATCAGGTAATCCGCACCTTCTAGTTCTACATCCTCTTCGATTCCTGTCTTTAAAGTAATCACGGTTCCTAGCCCCAATATGTAGTAAAGGGCTAGGAATGCGATTGTGATTAAAAAGTCCATGTTATTCCTCCTTACCCACATACTTCTCCACAATATCTACTGCACAGGTCAGCCAATAAATATAGTTTTCCAGCTCTTCTGCTGTTTTGCTTGCTCCGTGTCTTTTTCTTTCTTCTTTCAAGGTTTCGTAGGCGTCATTTTTCATGTTTTCGATTTCTTCCACGATTTTCTCTAATGCGTTCATCACTCCACCTCCAACAGTTTAAAATATTTTTCCAAATCATCATTCGTGATTTCTAGCCACGAACTATCATCTATAGTATCAAGATGAACATGATCAGAACCACCGATCATCATGTATCCGCTTTCATCCAATTCATAAATCTTCCCCTCTTCGATTACTATGGCTTCGTTATCAACCAAAAATCCGTCATCATCGTATTTATCTACACAAAAAGACTGCTTGCATTTATACTTCATCACTCCACCTCTAACATCTCTTGATTGTCAAAAATATTGCCAATGACTTCATTTGTGTTCGCTTCGAAAAATAAAGATCTATCTCCATTTATGCAGTATGTTCCATTTAAAAATTCAACGCGATTCAG